GGATGCGCCCGTCGGCGAAGTTCTGCACGGTCTTGATTTCCGCAAAGGTCATGTTATCCCCCTGCGGCTTCTCGAAGATGCCGACATACAAGCTCACCGCCGGATTGATGCGGTAGAGCTCGCTCAGGTGGTAGTGAAGCACCCGCACGGCCCACGGGGCTGCCGTCTGCGTTCCGTCCGCTGCCGTGGTATAGTCCACGATGCCGGCGGCCTCGGCTGCGTCTATGGTCGAAAGTGCCTGCACCCTCTCAGTCTTAAAGCCCGCCGGTATGTCGCCGGCGGCCATGTATATGACCAGACCCGTGATATGGTCCTCACCCGGCAGCGATTTGGGTACATTGCCGTTCTGGCGGTTTATGCTCAGACTTGTGCTCATTTCGCGGTTACTTTTAGGATTTCTTTACTCGGCAGGTTCTTGGCGTGCTCCCTGGCGTCCCCCTCCTGGGGGAAAACCTGCCCGTCGCTCGTTACCCATGCCTGTGTGAGCTGGTGGCGCTTGCACGCTTCTACCCCCACGGCTCTGAGGGCGCTTGCGCCGCTCTCCGTCTCGCTCTTGGCTTTCGCCTTGGGTTTTGACTCGCTCTTGGCTTTCGTTGCCTTGGACTCGGCGGCTTCGGGTTGCTGGCCGGTCTGCTGGTCCGCACCCTCATGGGCGGCAGCTGCTTCTTTATTTTCGTTGCTCATGTCGTTAGCGTTTTTTTGAATTTGTAAATTATCCACCCGGCTGCTGCCAGGATCATTATTGCCGCCGCCCATGCCGCGTCCTGTTTCATGCGCTCCCACAGGCTCGGCGCCTTGGTGGCCGTTACCGTTACCTCGTCCAGCTCCCCGCCCTCATATTCCAGGGCGGTGTCGCTCTCGGCGGTCGCGGCGGCTGCCGTCTGCTCGACCGTCCGGCTGGTGCCGTTCTGGTCGTGCCGTTGCTTTACGCGCGCTTTTACCGGCGGCAGTCCCGTTTCCGGGTCTTTGGGCTGTGTGGTGTCGTAGATTTCAATCTCCGTTTCCGTTACACCCTCCGTCTTCTCCGTCCGGGTCGTCTCGCGCTTTTCCTCGTTCCGGCTTTCGGTGTGTCCGGTCGCTGTCAGTGCCTCCGTCGCTTCCGTCCGGCTCTGCTCCACTGCCTTTCGGCTGGAGCAGCAGCTCGTATTTGACAGGGCAGCGGTCAACATGAGGACAGCCCCAAATACGCTCCAAAGCCTTGTTGAGCCTCTGAACATCATTGCGTAAGTTTATTATTTCGGCTTTGAGCGGCGGAACAATACTCTCCATGAGTATGTCCGACGCCTTGCGCACGTTCTCCAGCTCGTGGCTCTTGACCTCGGCGAGCTTGTCTTTCATCTCTGCCCGCAGCTGGTCCACCTCGGCCTGATACTTGGCGCGCATTAGCCGGCTCCCTACCCATGCCCCTACCGGGGTAGCTATCGCCGCCACAAGCGCCGATACTATGATTGTGATTATTTCGCCGCTCATTCATGCGTTACTGTTTAATGCCCACTTTCGCGAGCCATGTTTTTACGTTGAAGCTCGGGCACGCCTTGTTGGCAAATTCATTGTGTCCGTGCACCGTCGCGCCGGGATATTGCTTGAGCTGCTCTTTTACCAGCTTCACAAGCGCCGCCTCCTGCGCCGGGGTGCGCGTGTCCTTGCTCTTTTTTTTCCAGCCCGGCGTTGTGCGCGGCGGGCAGCCGCCCACATAGCTGATGCCGATTGACCGCGTGTTGTGCCCTGTGCAGTGCGCCCCGGCTATCGCCGTAGGGCGTCCCCGGCGCACCTCGCCGTTAAGCCCTATGATGAAGTGATAGCCTATGTCGGAAAAACCGCGCGCAAGGTGCGCCGCCTTGATCTGGGCGTTGGAAAATTCCTCGCCCTCCGGCGTGGCGGTGCAGTGCAGAATGATTTCATCGACCTTACGGCCGCCGGCAGCTACACCCAGCGCGGCCCATGTCCGGGCACCGACAACGCCGTCAGGCGTCAGCCCCTTGGCCTTTTGCAGCTCCTTGACCGCTTCCTCGGTCAAAGGTCCGAAAATGCCGTCGGCCATGAGGTTAAGTTTCCTTTGCAGGGTCTTGACCTCCGCGCCTCTGCTGCCTTTCCTTAGTGTTGTCATTCGGCTATATTGTTACGCTGCTACCTTGGCGCTTACGATTGCAGCGCGGCACTTGGTTGAGGACAGCGGCAGACAGATGCCGTACTGGTCGAAGTTCACCAGGCTGCGGTGGTAGAGCGGGTCCTTGCTGGCTTCGCTGTGGTAAAATTCGGTGCTGCCGTAGGCTTTCATCATACGGCCGGCATAGAACGCCACAGATGCGCGTGCGTCGGTGGCTGCCGGGACTGCGCCCCATGCCAGCTTTTTGCCTGTGCTCATGTTGTAGTAGGGCGTGCCGTCGTATTCGTAGATGTCAAAGCCGTACATGCGGCAGATCTTGCCGTCGGTCTGGTTGATGTTGTAGTGCTCCTTGAATTTCTGTTCTGTCTCGAGCAGGTCGTTCACATGGTCGGAGCAAAGCACCAGCACGCGGTCCTGGGTCGGGATACCCATTTTGTCAAACTGGCGCTTCAGGTTCAGCAGGTCGGCATAAGTCATTTTCTTGCGTGTGCCGTCGCTCGCGCCGGTGGTCTTGATAACGGGGATGTCCGTTGCATTCTCGTCGGGCGCGATTGCATGGATGCCGCGCTGGGCGATTTTCTCGCGCAGTGCATCGCGGTGCCGCTCCAGAACGCTTGCCATTTTGTCATAGCTGCTGGCGTGGACCTCGTCCTTGGTTACGGGCGTGGCCTCGGTGCTGAATTTGTCCAGACTGATAGGCTTGTCGGCGTCGGTCAGTGCGGTAATGGCAAGCGGATAGGTGATGTTGTTCACAAGCACATTGGGGTCGCCGCCGATTGCCACAAAGTGGATTACGTCCTGGTTCACATACTGGTTGTAACTGCGGATACGTTGCATCCACCCCAGCGCCTCGGGCGTGGTGCGGAAAGCCTTGATCATCTCGCCGGTCCATATTTCTGTGAACACTCCGGCGCGAAGCACTCCGGCCGGGGCGAGACGGCCCCCTACAAGCGCCAGAACATTGCCGGCTACCGCCCCGGCGCCGGGGGCGCAGCCTACGGCCACGGCAAGCGTCGCACCTGCCGCGGCGTTGAATGTTACGGCCGTGAGCATCATGCACACAAGGCCGAAAATCTTAGCGAAAAATTTACTTTTCATTGTTGTGGTTGGTTTGATGTTTAGTCTTCAAGTTTGGGGCAGTCTACGCCGTACTCCTCTTTGAACAGGCGCATATATTCGCCGGGGTTGTTCTTGCGGAGCTCCAGGCGCTCGGCCTCGGGAACCTCGCTGAGCTTGGTGTAGGTCTTGGGCGCTTCGCCGGCGCCGGGGGCTGACTGCTTGCCCAGGTTGATAACCTCGCCGGGCTTCTGCTGGGGGTGCATGGTGCTGAGCGTGTCGCGGAGCATCTGCACGCCGGCACTCTTGCCCAGCTTGATAAAGTGGTCGCGCTGCTCCGCCAGGATCCGGCGCTCTGCCACTGCCTGGTCCACCGCCTGCGTTACGGCTGCCAGCTGGATTTGCTCGGCGTTGTCGGCGCGTCCTTTCATCAGGTTAAGCGCGGCGGTCGCCTGTTCCTCGGTCGCCGTTTCGGGAAGTCCGAGGAGTGCTAACTGTTCTTTTGTCATTTTTGTTAAATTGATTTTGGTGTTATTGATTTCCTCGCCCTCGCCGGCGTCGTTGCCTGTGTCGGGGTCGGCTTCTTTTTTCTCCTGGAGCAACGGCAGCCCGGGGCTGTCCTCTCCGGCGGCAAGTTTCAGCAGCTTGCCCTCCTGCCCGTATAGTTGGAGCGCTTCGTCGTTGCCGCCTATATCCACTATGCTGACCTCGACCAGCTTTGACCGCGTTACAGTCTCGCGCGTCTGTCCGGGCAACACCAGCGCGGGGTCGGGCGTGGTCTCTATCGGCTCCAGCCCGGCGCTCGCCATGCGCAAATAACCGTTTTCCCACTTGCTCTCTATCCGCTTGGCAAAGTCGTCGTTCTGGTCAAATACCGGCGTGCCTATCAGCTTGCCGTCCTCTACGCGCAGATTTTCGACCTTGCCTATCGGCATGGCTCCCGGCTCCCAGCTCCTACGGTGCATCCATAGCAGCACGGGGTTGCGCTCGTACTGGCTCAGGTCTATGCCGTCGGTCAATACGCGGCTGCCGTAACTGTTCACGGCTTCGGTGCTTATGATTACCTCTTTCATTGTCAATTTCAAAAAAGCCGGGGGCGCGGCGGCGCGATGGTGGGTGGGGGGGTGTCCGCCGCGCCCGGGCTTCACTTATTCAATCTTTTTACCTTGCTTTGATTGTTGTTGCGGCGGCAGGATTTGAACCTGCGACCTCCGGGGAATGAGCCCGGCGAGCTGGCCTCTGCTCTACGCCGCGATATAGCTTTTATGTCGTTCTGCGCTGCAAAGTTGAGGATAGTTCACAACCCTAACAAAAAGAGTGTAAAACTTTTACACTCTTTTTTATTATAGTGTGATTTTCCCCCAACTTTGCACCGTGAAAGCGTGCCCGCAGTGGGCGCGCTGCATCTAATTCAGGTAATTTTATTATGAATGGCTACTAAAAAAGACCGTGAGCAGCAGCGCGAACACGCCCGCCTGCTCTACATGCAGGGGGAGCCGCAGAAGTCCATTGCCGAAAAGGTCGGCGTGTCCGCACAAACTGTTACTAAATGGGTCGCAGACGGCGGCTGGGAACAGGCCCGCGCCGCCGCTAACATCACACGCCCGGAACTGGTCAACAAGATACTTAACAGCATTAACGTGCTGCTTGAGGATTTGGCCGCGGACCCCTCCCCGGAGAAAACTGCGGCGAGTGCCGACAAGCTGGTCAAGTTCGCCGCCACCGTTGAACGCCTCGACAAAAAAACATCAGTCGTTGATGTCATTGAGGTTTTTATGGCTTTCAGCAAATGGCTGCAATACCGCATGAGCTTCGACCCCAATGTTACCCCGGAACTGCTCAAAACAATAAATCATTATCACGACCTTTTCATTTCCGAAAAGCTCAAAGAAAGTTTTTAACGCATGGCTACGAAAGCGGAGATATTAAAAGCACGCGAAAAGTGGAAACAGCACTGCGAGACGGTCCAGGCCGCCACCGCCGTAAACATAAACGAAACAGCCGAGCAGCGCCTTGCGCGTCTGCGCCGGCTGCTGCTGAATTATGCCGATTTCGTAGATCACTATTTCCCCCACTGGACCGAAAACCCCGAAACGGGGCAGTCGACGCCCTGCGCGCCGTTCCATATCGATGCCGCCAACAAAATAAGGAAAAACCGCAACCTCAAGGCCGGTTTTGTCTGGCACCGTGGCGCGGCAAAATCCACCAACATGGACGTATTTATCCCCATGTGGCTTATGGCGTGGGACATTCTCGGTGCTGAGATTTTCGGCACTGCCAAAGTCAAGGGGCGCGAAATAAATGTCATGGTGCTGGTCGGCAAGTCTGAGGACAACGCCAAAACGCTGCTCGGCGACATTCAGGCTGAATTACAATACAACCAGCGTTATAGCACCGATTTCGGCGAACAGTACAACGCCGGATCCTGGGAAGAGGGCGAGTTTGTAACCCGTTCCGAAGTGGCGTTTTTTGCCCGTGGTCGCGGTCAGTCCCCCCGTGGTCTGCGCTACCGCTCCCACCGCCCCGATTATGTCGTTATCGACGACCTCGACGATGACGAGCTGGTGGAAAGTCCCGCCCGTGTCTCTAAACTGTTCGACTGGGTGCGCTCCGCACTGTTCGGCACCCTCGACGGCGGCCGCGGTCGCTTTTTCATGGTTGGCAACCTCATTGCAAAAAATTCCGTCCTGGCAAAGTGGTGCGAGATTAAGACTGTCCACGTTACCCGCGTAAACATCTACGACCGCAACGGTAAAATTTCATGGGCCGCCAAATGGACCCCTGCCGAAGTGCAGGACCTTGCAGCCGTCGCCGGTTATCGCGCTTTTCAAAAGGAATACATGAACAACCCCATCATTGAGGGTGCCGTGTTCAAAAATGAGTGGATCCGCTGGGGTAAACGCCCGGCTTGGTCCAAATTCTCCGAAATTGTCCTGTATATCGACCCCAGCTTCAAGGGCTCCACCAAAAACGACTTTAAGGCCGCGAAGCTCTGGGGCAAGGTCGGTTCTCAGCTCTGGCACCTCCGCGCTTTTGTCCGGCAGTGCTCCGTGGCCGAAATGGTCCGCTGGTGTTACGACCTCTACGAGTGGGCGCGCGCCCAGGGCATTGCCGTGCGCTGGTACATGGAGGCCAATTTCATGCAGGACACTATCCTCGACGAGTTCCGCCGCGAGGGGGAACTGCGCGGCTACCAGCTCCCCATTACCGGCGACAAGCGCAAAAAGCCCGACAAGTTCCAGCGTGTCGAAGCGGTCAGCCCTCTGTGGGAACGCGGCTTTGTTACCTACGACGACTCCCAGCGCGACGACCCCGACATGCTCGCCGGCATTGACCAGACTCTTGCTTTTGAAAAAGGTATGCGCGGCCACGACGACGCCCCCGATGCCGACGAGGGCGCTATCTGGATTTTACAGCGTGATACCCGCGTCCAATCTTTCACCCCCTCTTTCGGCATGAGGAAAACAGCTAAAAATATATTATGGTAATTCTCGACTATTTCCGCGCCCTCCTGTTCGACTGGCGCAAAAAACGTGCTATCAGCGAAGCCCGCCGCTCCGCTGACCTCTACCGCAAAAAGTTCCTGGTGCTCGTGTATCAGGGCCGCCCCGTCTGCGTTTCCATGCAGGGCGTGAAGCAGCTGATCCGGCAAAAGCGTTTCCCCGGTCTGACCGCTGAAAAGGCCCGCCAGATTGCCATTTTTGAAGCAACACCCAAACCCTCGCGCACATGTTCCTGACTGTTGAAGATTACCGCTCGGTCTGCGACGACTACGAGTTTGAACAGATAACCCAAAGCCCCGAAACGCGCGAAGTTGCCGAAGCCGCAGCCCTGGAGCAGATTTCCTCCTACCTCCGCAGCCGCTACGACATTGACCGCGCTTTCGCCGCCTCAGGCTCGTGCCGTAATGCCATGCTGGTGCAGGTCGCCGTTAATATCTCCCTGTGGCTTATGGTCCACCGTCTGCCCCAGAATATGGGTCATGAGCGCCGCGAGTGCCTCTATAACGACGCCGTTAAATGGCTCCGCGATGTCCAGAGCTCCAAAGCCTCCCCGGATCTCCCGCTTTACATTTCCCCGGACGGCAACACTGACACCCGCAACCCCGTGCGCTCCGGCTCTATGCCCCCAAACAGATACGACTATTAAACACCCGTTAAACACCGTTTAAGCAATGTTGAAATGCTGCATAAAGATTACAGTCAGCGACTCGCAAAACCGTGAGTGGGTTATTGACCATGTAATAGACTGCCATATATTCAAGTCTGCCGATATTCTTCTTGACTCGTGCCGCTTCTCTCTCCCGGTCGGTCTAAAATGGGACGGCAAGTTGGATGTGCCGGAATTTGAAGAGTCTGAAATATTTGTTGAGATGGGTTATGATGATAATCTTTCTCTCGTTTTTCATGGCTTCGTAATGTATATGCAGTTTGACTCGTGCATTACGGTATGGTGTTCCGGCTTTCTTGCAAAGTACAAATACATAAATCTCGGTCAAAATCACGCTGAAATTTATGGCTTCCCGTTTGATTATATCCTCCGAAATCAAGGCGTTGAAGAAAAAATCATTTGCGATTTTGATGACAAGCCTTGGATTTTTGAGCTTGAGCAAGGCTCTGTTTTTGGTTTCCTTGAAAAGTTGAAACGACTGCGTATTCATTCTACTCTCCTATATGATGAAAATGACAATCCTTTTATCGTTCTTTCCCGTAGGTATTGCTATGTCATAGACCGTGGTGTTAAATTCTCGGTTGGTAAGAATATTATTGATTTCAAGGATACCCTCATAAAAAACGATATTGCCGAGGATATTCAGTTCAATGCAAATGCTTGCATCGTCAAGCAGCTGCACGCTTGCGATGCGGAAGGTAATGATCAGGTGGTTGATGCGGTAATTCAAGTTATGTGGCCTGAATGGCGCGGTCGTAGGGTTGACCTTACTTTTTGGGGTGTGGATTGGTCTGATGAGTTGGCAGAGCAAGCTAATGATGCTTGTATTCGCGCTTGTGTCATTCGTGGCTCTTATAATCTCGCATCTCTTACTACTTTCGGAGCAAATTTCGTTCAGCCGCTTGAAAGAATTGCTGTAGATTGGCTGCAGCAGGTTTCGCGCGATTATATCGTGGTTTCAAATCAGATTTCTTATTCTTCTGGTGGTATTCGCCAGAAATTAAAACTTTTTTAGTTATGAATCCGGTTAAACAGGCTATTGCCGATATAGTTTATTCTCTTTCCTCTGCAAATTCTTTTCAGCCTATTTCTCTTTCGGTCAAAGCGGTTGATGTTTCAAAACGCACTCTTGATGCTTCTGATGTGAATGGTTCTGTCTTCCATTCAATACGTTTGCAGTATCTCGGTGCATCTATATTGCTCGTTCCTGCGGTTGGTTCTACTATTCTTGTATTTTACGATTTTGACTCTCATTGCGGGTTCGTTGCGGGCTGCTCAAAAATTGAGTCTGCCGAAATTGTCATCGGCGACACCTCCGCCGTCATGGACGCCGACGGCCTCCGCATCAAAACCGAAAAGATGTCCGCCGATATTAACCGCGAAAACATCATTTTTAACGGCGGCGACCTCAACGGTCTGGTCGTTATCCAAAAACTCACCGACAAACTCAATGAGCTTAAAGATACGGTCAACGACCTTATTACAAAATATAACGCCCATGTGCATGTCTGCGCTGCGCCCGGTTCCCCGTGTAAACCGATTGATGCACCAGCCCAGCCGGCTAAGGCTTTTAATAAGTCCGATTACGAAAACACCAAAATTAAGCAATGAACGGTTTGCAGATTGATATTAACACCGGCGACCTCCTGGTGGAGCGCTCCGCCGCTGTCGTCGCCGATGCCTCCGGCTTTATCGCCGAACTGGTGTTGCGCTCCTGTCGCGGCGAGTTCAAGGAACACCCCCTCCTCGGTGCCGAAGCCCCCCTTATGCTCGCCGGGGAGCCTGACCCGTTCTGGCCCGGCAACGCTAAAAAGATGCTCCGCGCCTGCGGTCTCGATGTCTCTAACCTCACACTGTCGCCCGACGGCGTGGTGCAAATTTCATAAGCTATGCAGATAACAGTTAACGACCGCCAGACACTCCTCGATATTGCTGTCATTGCCCTGGGCTCCGCCGCCGGCGTGTTCGCCCTGGCGCAGCGCAACGGTCTGCCCGTTACCGCTACGCTCGCCGACGGGCAGACCCTCACTTATGAGCTGGAAGATGTCGTCAGCCCTGCCGTCCGCTCGGCTTACGCCCTCCGGCATATCTCCCCGGCCACTGACATAGACCCCGGCGAATATAAGGAGCTGCTCTATCAGACCGGCACAAAACGCCCGACTATCCTGCGCCCCTGGATCGACCGTGCCGACGATGCCCTTGTGGTCGATAAGTTGGACGAAGTGCTTGACTTGCTCGACCGCAAACAGCCGGTCAAGGTGGAAAGCAAACAGCAGCTCACACGCATTTTCTCCGACCCGTTCAGCGAAGTTTTTTCATAATCTTAAACCCTCACAAATATGGCCCAACTCACAGAAAACAATTTGCAGCTGCTTGACACTGCCGACCTCCTGGCGCGCGCCGAAGTTATCCGCGATGCTGTCCAGGCTAAGTCCATATCGGCCCAGCAGGTGGGGCAGCTCTTTTGCGACCTTATCGACGCTTGCGGCGATATTAACAAGGCTGTGCGCCTGTTCTTATCTACCAACGTGCCGGAGATACAGGCAGACATTGACAGCCGCCTCGCCGGTGCCGACGACGCAGCCGCGAAAGCAGCCGCCGAAATTCAGCGGTCGGAGCAGACCCGCGCTCTCGTTGAGGCGCTCGTGGCTAAGCTCACGTCCCAAAACCTCAACGCTCCGGAGCGCGTCGATATTAACGCCGCCCCCGCGGTCGTTACCCTCACCAACCCCGTGCCCCAGAAAATCAAGGCGGCGCTCTTTCCCCGCTTCGGGCTCGGCTCTGTCCTGTTCATCAGCGACCACAAGGCGGTCGAAGTTACGCCTGACGGCATGGTCCGCCCAGTCGCTCTCGGTCGTTCCACGGTCCACGCCGTCGCCACGGCTGACACATCGGTTTATAAATCGCTTTGCATCGAAGTGGTGCCCCCGCGCCTGCGCCTCGCGGCTGCCGGTGCCCTCCGCCTCGACGGCAAAGGTAATATCCGCCTGACATGACACAGTCCAAAATTAGACATATTCACTACCGCGACGATTTTATTCTCCGCGAACGCTTCCGCGACGGTACCGGCTCCCTCGTAAAGCTCCCCGACGGCGTGGACTTTGAGCTTCGCTATTGGGTCAAGCCTCATCGCGAGTTTGTGGCCTCACGCATCGGCGGCAAGTACACTAATTGCATACCCGACGGCGACGCCATACTGGTCATTTTCAAGGATCATAATCTTTGCGAGGGTACTCTTAAACATGATTTGCACCTGCGGCTGGTCAACGGCTTCATGCCCGATGGGGTGCAAAATGTCTATTTCCCCGAAGAGATGGCCGTGCAGCTCTGGCACCTCCCCAGCGACACAAACGGCGTGATTGAGTCCGACATGCTGGCTGCATACACCCGCGGGCTTCCGTTCACTTACGACGACTTTACGCCGGAGCAGCTTGCCGCCCTCAAAGGCGACAAGGGCGACGCGTTCACATGGGAAGACTTTACAGCCGCACAGATTGAGATCCTGAAGCAACCGGCTACCAACGCGGCAAAAGTCGCCGAAGCTGCCGCCAAACAGGCGGTCGACGCCACAAAGAAACTGCGCGAACAGGCGCAGACCCTTGCGGAGACTTCGGATGCTGCCGTCAGGAATTGCAACACCGCCACGGCTGCCGCCGACAAGTCTAAGGCTGCCGCCGACATTGCCGCGAAGTCCGCCACCGACGCAGCCACCGAAACAAACGCCCAGCGTGAGCTCACGGAGCAGTCCCGCCAGCGCCTCGAAGCTGTCGCCGACCGTGCGGAACTGGCAGCCGCCCCCGTCCCCGACGGCCTCCGCGTCGATTGTCCCGCAAAGATTACGATCGGCAACCCCGTGGCGCGTTTCATCAGCGCCCGCGTGCTGCCACCCTCCGCACTCCAGAATGTCATTTACCAGGCTTTCGGCGGTGCTGCCGGAGTGGAGCCGGACGGCAGGATTCTGCCGTTCCGTCCCGGCATTGCCCGCGTCCATGTCATACCCACCGGCGGCACGCGCTTCTATAAGACCGTAACTGTGCAGGTGGTCGCCCCGGCCCTCCGGCTTGCCGCGCCCGGCGTCCTGCGCCTCGACAGTGCCGGCAATATCCGTTTAACTTAACATCTCCGCATAATGGCCAATATAATCACAAGCATTCGCAACTGGTTCGACCGTCCCACGCGCGCCGAAGTCATGACCCTGGCGCGCATGGCTTCCAGCAAACAGGGTCTCAAGATAACCGCGCAGCTGCTCCAGCAGACCGACACACTCACTAAAAAGGACATTAACGACTGGCGAAACGCCCACCAGGTCGCGCTCGACTACGAAAACCCAAACCGCCAGCGGCTTTATGACATTTACGCCGACTGTGAGCTTGACGCCCATTTGTCCGGCTGTATCGCCCAGCGTAAAGGCAAGGTGCTGCAAAAGGATTTCCGCCTCGTCGATAGCAACGGCAAGGAAGATGTCGCCGCCACGGAACTGCTGCAACAGGAATGGTTCGCCGATTTCCTGGGCTATGTGCTGGACTCCGCATACTGGGGGCACTCGCTCATACAGCTGGGCGATGTCATTCGCGGCGACGGGGTCATGCGTTACGACTGTGTGGAACTGGTACCGCGCAAGCACGTGGTCCCCGAATATGGCCGCGTGGTCATTAACCCGGGCGACGACTGGCGCAGCGGCATTCCTTACCGCGAGGGCGATTTTGCCAACTGGTGCGTGGAAGTGGGTAAGCCCCGCAACCTCGGCCTCCTGCTCAAATGCGCCTGCTCTTACATCAGCAAAAAGAATATGCTCACGTTCTGGGATATGTTCGGGGAGATTTTCGGCCAGCCTATGCGCATAGCCACCACCAACAGCCCCGATGAAAGCGAGCGCGCCCGCGTGGAACACGCACTCGAAAACATGGGCGCGGCGTTCTGGGGACTGTTCCCTGAGGGCACCAACATTGAGATCAAGGAAAGCAGCCGCGGCGACGCTTACAATGTGTTTGACCGCCGCATTGACCGCTGTAACTCGGAAATGTCAAAGGCCATTCTTAACCAGACCATGACCATTGACTCCGGGTCCTCGCTCTCTCAGTCCGAGGTGCATCTTGAAATTTTTGAGCGTACCACCGAAGCCGACGCCACTATGGCCGGCTACACAGTCAACGGCCGGCTGCTGCCGCTCATGGCCGCCCACGGCTTCCCGGTCAAGAGCAAGCGCTTTGTCTGGAATAACGCCGCCAGCTACACCCCGGCGGAACAGCGCGAGATTGAACGCCTCCTCCTGGAGTATTACGAGATCCCCGCCGACTATTTCACCGACAAATACGGCGTCGCCATTGACAAGCCCCGCGAAAGCAAGACTCAGCCCGACCGTTTTTTCGACTGAGCCCCGCCTTGCAGCTGGCTGACACGGCGGGGCGGCTCCGGCGCTCATATCTCGCGTTTAACGCCGCTTTGGGCTCGTTGTATGAAAATGACTTGCTCCAGCTCGCGGACGCGACAGACAAGCCCGGATTTGACGACACGGCCTTTTTTGACGCTGCCGGAATGGTTTACAACGCCGGCGGCTTCGATGCTTCACAGCTCAACACCCCCGAAGCCCGCCGCCTCATTGCCGAAACTTTGAAGCAGCTGCAAACCGCCATTGCCTCCGGCGTTCCCCATGAGGTCCCCGAAGTGGTGCGCTACGCCCTCGAAAATAACGCTTTTATTTTCTCCGGGTTCAAGGCTTACCACACTCTGCGCGAGGTGGGGCTGTCCCTCCTGACCGACAAGGGCGATATTAAACCCTTTGAAACGTTCCGCAAAGATGTTGAAACGGTCAATAACCGTTATAATCACAATTACCTCTATGCGGAGTATAACCACGCCGTCGGCGCCTCCCTCATGGCCTCGCGCTGGCAGCAGATTGAAAAGGACGGCGACCGTTACGACCTGCAATATCGCACCGCCCAGGACGACCGCGTGCGTGAGGATCACGCCATTTTGCACGGCACCACGCTGCCGCCCTCCGACCCGTTCTGGTCGCTCTATTTGCCACCCAACGGCTGGAACTGCCGCTGCACCGCCGTACAGGTCCGCAAGGGCAAATATCCCCAGAGCGACCCGGCCCTCTCCATGCTTCGGGGCAACAACTGCACCGAAGCCGCCAAACAGCAGATTTTCCGTTTCAATCCCGGCAAGGACCTGCAACTGTTCCCACCCAAACACCCGTATTTCAAAGCACCCGAAGCGGCTAAACAGGCAATAGAGCAAATGAGTGAGGAACAGCAGCGCGACAAGCGCATCGCTGAAATTATCGCGGAACTGCCGGACACTCTGACCGACGCGGAGAAAAAGCCCGTTGCGGAACACTGTCTGGAATTGGAAAAAGCCCTCGGCATTACAAAGGGCAAGCCTATGAGCGTGGACGACGCCGACAAGCAGCACGCTAACCCCAATTATGGCAAGGAGCGCGGCTATGGTATAAACTGCCAGACCTGTTCGCCCGCCTATGCGCTGCGCCTCATGGGCTTCAACGTAACGGCGAAGTCGAACACTCCGGGCACAAAGCTGGAATATCTGAGCCGGGGCAACCAGCTGTGGGAACAGTGGCTAAATCTCGACGGAACGCCGGCGAAGCATACCAGCATCAACGACTGGATGGCCGGTAAAAAATACAAACTTATGACACAAAAAAGGTATGTGGAGTTTTTCAATGAGATTTGCAAGGATCCCGGCGTTTATATGCTCTCTATCGGCTGGAAAGGGGGCGGCGGTCATGCCACCATTTTACAGCGTTTTGCCGACGGCTCTCTGCGCTATATTGAGCCGCAGCATGACAATTCCAAAGGATCCGGGCGTGAAAGCCACGATTTGGACTGGCTCGGTAAAAACGGCGCGGCAACCATGCACGGCTGCCGCGGTATAATGCGAGTGGATAACAAACTATTTAATGTCGCTTTCGCTGAGATTTTCGACAAATGACCCGATTATTTCAAGGGCTTCAAATTCGCCCACCTCCCGGAGTTTGTCGCCTTTCACCAGGTACACCGGGGGAAAGCCAGCGGTTACATCATCAGGAAAACGGTAATAAAAAGCCTCCGCACCCTGGTACTGCCCGAGGTGCTCTATGTGGTCGCCGTACATCTCAACGAGATACTGCGCCGCCTGTCTGACTTTTGCCGGTATTTCCATATTGCCGCAAATTTACAACATTTTTCTGATATAACAATAATTAAACACCAATTTAATGCTCGACCCCAAACAGTTAAAAGCCGACATTCTCGAAGATATGCGCGTGGACCTCTCCGACGAGTTCGACCGCAACTTTGAACGTAAGGGCTTTTTCTCCGACAAGTGGAAGCCCCGCGCCCACAATTACCCCCGTGGCTCGCTGCTCATGGTCAGCAGTGCCATGCGCCGCTCCGCCCAGGGGCAGGTGTCGGGCGACGGCGTGCGCTTCTCATCGGCTCTGCCTTACACAGCCCTGCACAATGAGGGCGGCAAAATAACCGTTACCGCCAAAATGAAACGCTTCTTTTGGTACAAGTACAAACAGACCAAAGACGAAGCGTGGAAGCGCATGGCTCTTATGAAAACCGGCAAGATCATAACTATGCCGCAGCGTCAGTTCATCGGCGACGGTCCCGACACGCAGCGCATCATCCGCGAAGCCATAGACCGCAACCTCCAAAAGTTCAATTTATCACTTACCGAATTTTTACGAAAATGAGAAAAAATGTTTTTAACGCTATCGCCGACGCCGTGGCTGCCGTTCCCGGCGTGGCTTTCGTTGACCTCTGGAACAATCAGGTCCAGACCCTCAACGGCGGCAAGGCTTTCGCGCTCCCCGCCGTGTTCGTTGAGTTTGAGGCGGTCGTATGGAAGCAGCAGAACATGGGCGCGCGCCGGGGTTCTCTTGCCGTCCGCCTCCATGTCGTTACCCGTGCCGTGCCGACACACGGGCACAAGGACCCGCGCATAAATGAAGCCCTGGCGGTGTTCGACCTGCTCGACGCCATTAACGCCGCTATGCAGGGATTACGCGGCGAGAATTTCTCCGGCTTCATGCTCACCACCTCCGCCACCAACCACGATCACGCGGAAATTGTCGAAAATGTGGAGCGATATGTCTGCGGCGTGCAGGACTTAACCGCCAGGCGCTCCGTCAGGGCTGTTTCGGGGCTCTCTGTCGCGATTTCTAAGGCTGACTAATACAACAACACCCCCGGCGGCTCTTGCGTCCGTCAGGGGTGTTTTTTACAGTTCATCAAATAATGATGGTTGCGTGTCTTGGCGGCTTTCCGTGTCCGGGGGCAGACCCAGCATGTTCAGATAGGTGCGGTAGCAGATACCAAACTCCGGCTCTATCCAGTGCCGCCATACGGCTTTGTAACATTTGGCCTGGTTCCCGGCCTCATAGTGCAACGCCGTGAGCGCTTTTACTTTTTCTGCCCGCGCCAATGTGCTTTTGTGCCTTTTTCTCTTTGCCATTCGCCGATTTATTTGTATCTTTGCACCGTCCTTTTACACAAGGCTCGGCGCTGGCGTTTGGCTGCTCAGGCAGCACGCTGGCGCGGTCTTTTTTTATTCGGCTGCCTCTGCCTCGGTTCCCTCTGCTTCCGCATCAGGTTCCGGGGCTGCTTCATTATCCGGCAGCAGGTCCACATCGGTAATGCCCAGCGGTATGTTGACCCACGCCCCGGTCTTGGGGTTCTTGCGCTGTGCCCGGATATAACGGCGCGTGATGCTCGGCTGGTAACTTTCCTCGATTATCTTCACGCCCTCCAGGAATTGATCGTCCTGGCTTTCCTCTGCCATTTTACGCAGCTGGAGAACGCGGCTTGCCTTGAGGTTCCCCTGACCGTCCCGGCTCAGCAGGCGCAGAACTGCCGACACAAGCGCTTTGCTCTTATCATCGGTCGCCAGACTCTCTATATAGGCGCGGACCATTGCGATGCCGTCCTCCACTGTGTCGCGGTAGCCGTCCACGGTATTGACTCCCAGAGTGAGACGCAGGGTGCTGTTGCTGTTCGTAAACGTGTGGCTGTATTGGCCGCCGTCCTTGGTGCCGAATAACTCGGCTTTCATGTCGATAATGGCCGCGAAGTTGCCGAAGACCGTATCCTTAACGGCTTTGATGTCGCCGCTCAGGTTCAGCAGTTCCGGGATTGCCTGCTCCAGTTCATCATCGACCATTTGCGCGTAGGTCTCGCGCTGCTGCTTGCGTTGCTCCGCAGCTTCCTTTTTCGCTTTTTCAGCCTTGAACGCTTCCCATTCGGCGCGTTCCGCGGCTGACATTGTTACTTGTTCACTCATTGTTAAATGGGTTTTAAGTGGTTATTAAATTGTGTTTAACTGTTTCGGTGCGTGTCCTTTTACACCGGCTCAGCGTTATTCATAATCTTCTGCGTCCGGGCTCTCGAAATTGAGGCTCCCGGCTTCCTCGCTTGCCCACCATGCCAGGGCGTCCAGCAGTTCTATTTTGGCGTTCTCTGCCATGCCCTCCGTCTGCTCCAGTATGTAGGCTTTAATTTTTTCCAGTTCGTGGGTCATAATTTCGTGGGTCTTGATTTATTGTGCTTAGTTCTATTCGTTTGGGGATTACCACGCCCCAGTTGCATGACCGGCAGCACTCGCCGTCCTCTTTTACAGGGTCTGGGTCGTTTCCATACTCTGTAAACTCTTTGCCGCAGATGCAGCACACTTTTTTGTCCTTTTTCATCGGCTCGTTAGTTTAGCGTGGGGTCAATTTCGCCGCCTGCCGAATAATGTTGCATCAGCATCGCGTCGGTCAGAGCGTCAACCGCCCGGGCGTCCTTGACTTTGTTGTTAAATGTCGCTATGAGGTTGCGCAGCCGCTCCCTCGGTATCTTGTTAAAATCGGCGTAACCGCTGGCGCGCATGGCTATGCCCTTAATGATTGATATGTTCGACTGCTGCCCGGTTTCCCGGAGCCAGCCGCCGATTGCCGCAATTACCTGCTTGCGCAGTTTGTCAAGTCGTGCCGTGCCCTGCTTCTCGTCCACCTGGGCGCTCAGCTTTCCGCAGATGTCTATGAGCTGGTGCTGCGTCAGGTCGCGGCTGCTCTCAACACCCCAGCTTGTCAGGATCGCACGCTTCGCTTCATCATCAAGCCCCAGAACTGTGCAAAGGGTATGATATTTTTTCAGCAGTCCGCGGTGTATTTCGTCCATTGTCTTGTTTTCTTTTGCCATAGTCGTAATTATTTGATTTGTTCGGCCCAGTAGTCGTTTGCGCCCTGCTCCCAGATTATGAAGTCCGCGCCGCCCTCGCCTTTGTCCCGGTCCTCGTAGCGCGTTGTTACAAATGCCTTGAAGCCCTCGACCTTGATTTTGATGTCCGCGTCATAGCGTATCTTTTTCGCTATGTGCCCGTCCGGATCCTTGCCTGCCTTGTCGGCCTGGCTTATGAACACGAACAGTTTGTCAGGAAATTCAGCTTTTAGATCCTTGAATTGCTTCATGTAGAATTTGTCCAGATATTGCAGGCTGTCGATCACGATTATTTCAGGACTCTTGCGCTTCCGCAGTCGGGCGCACAGTTCCGGCAAGTCCTCTTTGTTCAGCAGGATTATATTGCTGCCGGCTTCCGCCATGCCCACGCGCTCCCATGCCTTTTGAAGCGATAGGCTCAGACCTTGTTCCAGACTGTCGTAAGCCACGCGACGGAAGCCGGCCAGATACTTGCAGAGCTGGAGCGTGAAAGTCGTTTTGCCGCTGCCGCTGTCGCCCCAGATAAGCCACACCCCGCGGAGCTCCGGGCGGCCGAAGCTCGCCAGGAACGGCCCGTCGAAGTCTGCGGTCTCGAATTGTGCCGCCAGCACGTTTTTGTTACTTATCGCTCTGCCCATTGCTCTTTATTTTTTCGCCGGTCGCGGCCGTTCTCGCAGTGCCTCCGGGCCGTAGCCCTTGGCCTCGATCATCGCGTTTAATGCCTTGCGCTTCGCCGCCAGGTCCTCGGTGGTGTTCGCTTCTATCATCACACGCACCGTTTTAGGCCCGTAGCAGCCTTTTACTCGCTTCACTGTTATGTCGCACGTCCAGCCCTCCTCGAGCCAGTCCTGGAGCACCTGAGGCAGCCATGACGGCATGAGGTCAAACTCAGCGCGGAACTTGAAATTTACGGGGTAAGGTTTCATTTTTTCGCTCTTTTGGGGTTCACATAAGCCCAGCCCATAAGCCGGGCGGCAGGCAAGCCAATGCCGGCAACGCCTTTTATGCCTGAATTGGCAGCCCTTACGCAGAAATCGCCGTCCTCGTCCACCTCTCCATCACTGTACCCGGTATAAACCTGGAAATTGTTAAACACGAAGTAAGCCTCGCGCCGCCCGTCTATCATCGGCAGCGTGTCGGGCGATTTTAGAACCCGACGTTTGCCGCCCTTGAAAGTTACTGTTATCTTTCCACTCATTGCGCACCTCCTTTCAGCATGGCCCACACGCTGCGTTTTACGCGCCTCAGGTCGCCGTCTGCCTCGTCCACGATCTTGTTTATTGCCTTGGTATCGCGCACGCCGTTGGAAACGCATACACGCGCTATGTCCTCACTGTCCGGCAGCGGCAGTTCCACGAATTTGCGCCCTATGCGGCTGTAAATTTCCGCATACCCTTTGCGGTTCAGGCGCAGCCCCTTTTCAATCCGCGCTTTCAGGTTGCTGGTCGCGGTCAGGATTATGCCGCACTGGTCCTCGAGCTGATTATACAGGCTTATGAAAAAATAAAGCACCTGGTCGCTCAGTTTGTCGGCCTCGTCCAGAACTATCAGCGGCGAGTCCTTGCGCTTCAACGTGTCCACGATATTGTCCATCATGTCGCTTACCGTGGTGCCCGCTACCGTCGCGCCCATGTTCTGCAACAGTTTCGCCATGAATGTGCGCCGGTTCCAATACTCGGAGCAGACCATGTGATAGACATTGCGTCCGGCTGCGGTGTAGTTCTTTATGGCTTCGGTCTTGCCGCTCCCGGCTCCGCCGATAACTGCGGCAGTCAGAGAGTCGGCCTGCACGCTGGCAAGCGTGAATGTCATTATATCGTAGGCGCGGGTCTTCACCACCTGCCACCCGTTGGCTTCGGCTGTCCCTGTCTGGGCGGCTATGCTCCGCCACATGTCGTCGGCTATTGTGTCCCACTGTCCCGAAAGTATTTTGCTGACTGTCGCGCTGCTCACCCCGTTAAGGCTGTTGGCGGCTTTGTTCTGGCTCCCCTTTTGCCCGCAGTAGGCGCGGAGCTGGTCGGCAATCTGTTGTTTCTGTTCTGTTGTCATGTCCTTTTACGTCTTAAAAAATTGAATAATCGTTTACTTTCACACTTTCCACCGCGTCGCCCTGGCGTGTTACAGGTATCTCCACGGTTTCCACCTCTAAGGCTTCGATGTCGGCGGCGGCAAGTCTTTTGCGGCTGCGGTTGTCTTTGTGCTGCCCGCGGCTGTCCGTCAGCATGAGCCGGTCTTCCATGCACGCGCCCAGTGCCGGGGTGCCGTGGATCGGCAGTTCTGCGGCCCGCTCTATCACGCGCCGGGCTCCCTCGAAGTGGTCGCCCATGCGCCGCGCGGTCTCGGCTTCCAGCTCTTTGTTGAAGTCGCGCACCCTCTGGAGCTGCTCTGCGTCGCCGGGCTTCCGGTCGGCTAATGCCATTGGCTGCACATACTTTTCCTCAAGCATATAGCGGCGTGTGCCTGCTTCGTTCACTGCCAGAACTTGCGTCAGGTCCTCGGGGTCATACTTGACCGTCCAGCGCTCTGAGGCGTGGTCCCTGAATGTCAGGTCGAAGCAGTCATAATCACGCTTCACGCCTAAAATGGTGGGGCGCAGTCCGCAGCCCTCCAAAACGTTCTTAAAGCCGGTTTCTGCGCCGAAGTTCAGCAGGTACATTTCGCGGCTCATGGGCAGACGGTGTTCCGGTTTCAGCTTCGCCAGCTTCTCCATGAGCTTGCCGATTTTCTGCGCACGCTCCAGCCTCATTATTTCATCTATCTGCGCCCGGAGTCCGGCTTCATCGGGGAAGCTGTGCCGTCTCTTGTTCAGCGCCTCGCTGTTCGGTTGCCGCATCGGGTCGGTCGTTACACCGTAGCCGGCCCAGTTCGGAAACAGCTGGCAGTAGGTCATGTTTAAGTGCTTGAAATAAGGCTCTACGGGCTTCGATTTTGCGTTGTGCGCCTGTGCCGGTATCACCTTGTCGCCTAACACTGCGTACAGGTCGGTCATGGTCTTTATCGCGTAGCGGTCGCTCTGCACCTGGTTGTATCTGAGCATTTCGCCGGTCAGCTCCCGGCTGTGGATCGCGGCGTTCCTTAATGCCGCTTTTATCAGTTCCGGGCACTCATGGTCGCCGACGGCGTAGCCCATTGGATAGTCGACGCACGGGTCAAGCACTACCACGATTGTAAGGCGGTTGGTGTAGGTCGTTATGTTGTGTCCCTTGCTGTCCGTCTTGGTTTTCTGATACAGCAGCTCGACGGTCCAGCCGTCAAGCGAGCACATCAGGAACGGGGCGGTCGGTCGGCTGCGCTTAACCTGCATGGTCTTGCGGTTTCGGAAGTTGGTAACGCCTAACCGCCCGGCGGCTGCCTCTAATTGCAATTTCTCGCGCCATACTCCCACGGCGGCCGCTGTTATCTCTTTCCAGCCCAGTGCCCGGGCTTTCACGTTGTAGGCTTTCGCCACCACAGTGTCCTGCACGTTGTTGGGGTTGCTTATCAGCGTGGCGAGATAACCGGTTTGTTCATCGGTCAGCACCTTGCCGGCGTTGCCGTTCAGGAATTTGCCGGAGATAAAGCACACATAACCGTCGCGCACATACTCCGCGCATTTCATTTGCAGCCTCCGGGGGCTGCCGGGCAGCGAGTGGTTGAAGCGGTCTGACAGCCGCGGAAGCGCTGCCGCAGCTCTCGCCCAGAACTCTTTGCCCGCTACGGCCTTTTTGCCGGTACGCTGCCGCTTGCTCACATGAGCGTCCCAACAACGCCGGAAAGCGTTCATGATTGCCGCGTTGCTCGCATACTCCAGCACTTTGTCCTCAGGCAAGTGCCGCCCGTCGGCAAGCGTGTAAGTCTGGTAAAAGTTTAAGGCTGCGCCGTCTGGTTCCACAGTGTCTATGAACTCCCGGCTCTCGGCCTGCTCTTGCAAATCGGGGTAACGCTTGTAAACCTCCGTCCGCCATTTCAGCGGCAGACTCTCAACGGCATACAGCGCAGTCCGCCCGTTGCCGCCTTTTTGCACCTGCTGCACTCGACCACGGCGCACCAGATTATTAAGATTGGCGGTCGTGATTATGCGCCCGGTCAGTTCGGCGTGGCTTATGCAGATTGTTCCGTTTACTGTCTCCATAGTTACAGGCTTTCAGCGTACAGTTGCAGTTCTGACAGTTCGGGGAATTTTTCTATATGGCGACGGCACACAACCGCGCCCCGGCGGTCATACATCACGGCTGCGCCGGTCTGCTTGTCGATCTCCAGCTTGATGCCGTTGTCGAAGTTCTGCACCATGAGCTGGCGTTCGCCCTCCCTGATTTCGTGCAGCGTCTCACACTCCGGGCAGTGGCACATGGCCACACCCCCATAGTTACGCACTGCCGCGTAACGGATTTTGCGGGCCTTTTCGGAGTCCCGGCGGTAGGTCAGCGCCAGATATACCGTTTTTTCCTCGACCTTGAACAGGCGCGCCAGCTTTGCCCGCGCCTCGTTGCTCACTTTGATGTAACTCTCTGTCGTTCTCATATCCTTTTACATTGGGTTCAAACTGTTTTAATTCCGTGTTCCCTTTGTCCACCTCGGCATTTTTTTGTATCTTTGGCGGCTGTAACCTCGGTAACACGCTGCAAAGATAATAGGAAATTTCCTAATACAAAAATTTTTGGTAGGATTTTTTCTAATGGATTATTAAAACAGTCTGAAACAGAATGATATTAGAGCGACTTAAACAGTATATGGATTATAAGGGCATAACGGTGGCTGCCTTTGAGCGAAGCATCGGAATGGCTAATGCCTCTTTTGGCAAATCCCTGAAAAAAGGCGGTGCCATAGGTACAGACAAATTAGAAAATATCCTAACAATATACCCCGACATTTCCCCACTTTGGTTATTGCGTGGAGTAGGGGAGATGTTGCTCCCTGACCCGGAGCACCCAGAAAAGCAACCACCATCGGCACCAACATACCTCCTCGACATGATTAAGGAAAAGGATCAGATAATCCGCCAACAAGCCGAAGAACTGGGAGAACTCAGGGAAAAACTTAAAAACGCACAGGCCGGAAAAAACGAGATTACGCACCACCATGCCCAGGCTCCGGTCGAAGTTGCTCCCTGATGTACTTTTGTAAAAAATATAAAATAAGTTCTTGCCCGCTAAATTGATATGCTTACGGTTATTGTTATATTAGTTGCTGTTGCTCTCGTGTGGAAGTTTACGCCAAACCCCGCAAACAAAAGAGCCGCCGGCATGATGTTTCAAATGCTGGAGTCTTTTCATATCATTGACACTACTGTAAATCTTGACATCTTTACCCAGCGCCTTGATTTACTCAGTCAACTTGCCTCGACGCTCCCGGCTAATGCGGACAAAAGCAAAAGTGCAGATATGGCGTTACGGGCATATTCCGATAAATATAATAGACCCATTTCCCCAACCATTCGACAAATTCTCAATCAGCCGCAAATTGCCACCTCAACAAAGTTCAGAGATGAGGCCGCCACAGCATTTTTTCTACGCTCCTGCAATAAACTGGAAACTGAAATTAAAACTCTTAAAACCTCAAACGCAAGGCAGCGACGTGTAACGCAAGCCCACGAACTTGCTGACATCATTGTTGACCGTCTGTATTCTGATGAGCAACAAAAATACATTGATTGCATTCATAGCGAACTTGCGCGTCTATCTGGCTCGACCTCCCTACACCCCCTATAAAGGGTCTAAATAGGGGAGATTCCTGTTTTTCAGCGTGTTTTTTGAGCCATTAAACGCATTTAACGCACATTATCAGTAACTTAAATATATTTCAACAGCGTTTTTAACGAGGTCTATTTTGGTATTAAAGGGGTGTTTATCGCTTCAAAATCGCCGTGTTCGGCGGTCATTTTGTCCGTATGGGGGTCTATACCTATGCACCAATGACCACCCAAATGACTATCCAACTGACCATCCAACCCCATTTTTTAGACGAAACGCGCACGGTTTTCACCACTCCCCCACCCTCGGTTTGACCCTCCCGAAGCAGGGCGCAGCCACCGCCATTTAACAGCCGATTTAACGCCTGAGCCGTCCGCCGGATCACTCATGCACATGGGCGCGCAGCTCTCGCCGCTCCCCTACCCTGCCGACCA